CTGCTCCTCCGCCGGCCCGCCCTGGGCCGCCGGCCACGTCCTTGGTCCTCGAGATCCCGGCCGCGGGGTCCTACCCCTATACCCTGGGCTTCGACCATCGGGGCAAGTATCTGGTCCTCATCATCCCAATCGACGGGGACGGTGGTGGATAACCGGGACCTGGGCGACGATGACGGGCCGCCGCGGATCGACTGGCATGTGCCCTCGGCGGTGCGCCGGGCGCTGTTCTACTTCGTCGCCTCGATCCTCGGAATCGTGGTGACGATCGCCGCGGTAATCGGCATGAAACTGGCCCAGGTGGACAATGCCAACGCGACCACCATCACGGCATTAGTCCTCGGCTTCACGGGTGTCTTGTTGGCCCAGTGTAAGGCGGCTTTCGAGGCGGCCAACGCCATATCGGATGCCGAGGAGGCTAAGCGCGCCGCCCTCCGCGCGGCCGCTCGATCCGCCGCCGAGCTCGATGACGAGATCCACCACCGCGGCCCGGCCTCTCCTTTTCCTCCTCCTCGACCGCCGGCCAGTGACCTCGAGGACTGATGCCGAAGCGCGTACCCTACCATCGGCCCGTGACGCTGGCGGCCTCCTCGGTGACCTATCGCCGCCAGCCGGCCCGCGCCGAGGATAATCGCTTCTATTGCTCTGTACCCTGGCGCCGCCTCCGCGCCGCCTTTCTTGCCGCTCATCCACTCTGCGCCGATTGCCGCCGGCAAGGCCGGGTGACCGCCGCCAGTGAAGTCCACCACGTCAAGGAACGCCGGGACCATCCCGACCTCGCGCTCGACTGGGCGAACCTCGAGGCCCTATGCCGGCCCTGTCACAATGGCAGACGAGCGCGACCCCGCGACCCATCAACGCCGGTCGATGTGTCGGCCCCCAAGGGGGGACATATTTCGTGACGTTGATGCGAGAGCAAGGCGATCGCCCGGCGCGCACACACACGCCCTGATTTGCGTGGATCCAGCCATAACCGGTGACACCGCATAGACTTGCGTCGATTAGCATGAAAGCATAGGCGAAAGCCTACCACGTTTTCAGGGTGCACACATGGGACGTAGGGGAAGAACGCCACTTCCGACCCCGCTCAAGATAAAGGCGGGGATGAAGCCATATCGCATCAACGCCGACGAACCTAAGGCGGTGCCGGGTGACCCGGTGCCGCCGCCCGGGCTCGACAAGGTGGGCCGCGCCGCGTTTACCGCGGTGGTCGAGGACCTGCGGGCGCTCGGTTGTCTGTCGCGCACGGACTCCGCCGCCATCGGGGTCTATGCCCATACGTTCTCGCGATGGACCGCGGCGAACGCAGACATAGCTGAAAATGGCATGTTTGTTGATTGTGACAATGGGAACCGGGCGATGACTCCCGCGGTGCGGGTGGCGCGTGACACCGGGGAAACGCTCCGCCGCCTGCTCTGCGAATTCGGCATGACCCCGGCGGCCCGCTCGCGCCTCAAGGCGCCACCGGGCAAGACGGATGACCTCGCATCGTTCCTCGACCGGACGAAGCCAGCCCGCAAGGCGAGGTGACCCGCATGCCAGCGAATAGACCGGTGGCGGCGCGGTGGATCAGAAACCCGAGTGATACCCTCGCCATATCGCAAGGGTGCTGGTTCGCGCCCGCCGCCGGCCACCGGGTATGCGATTTCATCGAGCGCTTTTGTTGTCAGAGCAAGGGGCAATGGGCAGGCCAGCCCCTCAAGTTACTTGCCTGGCAACGTGATTTCCTGATGCGATTGTACGGATGGAAAGCGCCCGATGGTCTGCGGCGCTTCCGCCGCGCGTACCTCGAGGTAGGCAAGAAAAACGGCAAATCAACGTTGATTGCCGCCATTGGGCTCTATATGTTGATGGCTGACGGGGAGGGCGCCCCGGAAATCTACTTGAATGCGGTCGATAAGGACCAAGCATCGATTGTCTTTGAAGAGTCGCGCCGGATGGTCGACGCCTCGCCCGAACTCCGCGGGCGCCTGTCGATCCATAACAGTATCAACAATAAACGCCTGGTGGATAAGACGGGAAACGGGGTCCTGATTGCGAACTCGTCCGTATCGGACTCGAAAGATGGTGCCAACCCTTCGTGCACCATATTCGACGAACTCCACCGCCAGGCCGATCGGAAGCTATGGGATGTTTTCGAGTATGCGGGCGCCGCGAGGTTACAGCCCCTGCGGATCTCGATTACCACCGCGGGCGAGGATGAGGGCGGTATCTGGTTTGAGGAACGGTCCTATGCCGAGAAAGTCAACGCCGGGACGGTGCCGGATACCTCATTCCTCGGTGTGGTATACCGTGCCCTGCCGGCGGATGATCTCGACTCGCCCGATACGTGGCGCAAGGCTAACCCGTCGCTCGGTGTGACCCTCAGTGAATCAGACTTCGGCCGGGAACTCGCCGAAGCGAGGGAAACGCCCCGGAAGCTTGCCGGCTTTCTCCGCCTGCGCCTGAATGTCATCAGTAAGGCCGATACGGTCTTCCTCGCCGCGGAGGATTGGACGGCTTGCGGCGGCCCAGCGCGGGCGCCGCAAGCCCTGCGGTGCTGGGCAGGCGGGGACCTGTCGCGCTCGATCGACCTTACCGCGCTCGTCGCGCTCTGGGGGGATGAAGAGGACGGTTACGATCTGAAAGCATGGTTCTGGATGCCGCGGGATAACGTGAAAGCCCTCTCGACCGCAGACCGGGTGCCCTATGATCAGTGGATCCGCGGCGGGTGGATCACCGAAACGCCGGGGTCGATTGTGGACTATGCGTGGATCCGGCGGACCATCAACGAACTCGCCGAAGCAAACGACCTCGCCCAGCTCCTGCTCGACCCGTACAACGCGACCGCCCTCGCCCTCGAACTCCGGGACCAAGACGGACTCCCCGTGGATTTCCTGCGGCAAGGGTTTCTCTCGCTCAGCGCCCCGACCAAGCATTTAGAGCGGCTCGTCAAGAGTCGGAAACTGCGCCACGGGGATAATCCCGTCCTGCGGTGGATGGTCGGGAACGCCATCGCCACCACCGACGCCGCCGGCAACGTGAAGCTCGACAAGAAACGGTCGAGGCAAAAGATTGACGGTATGTCCGCCCTCGTGAACGCCATCGCCGCGGCGCAGGCGGACCCGTCCGACTCGACGCCGGGTGAACACCGCCGGATCCTGATGATCTGACAATGACCCTCGCCCTGCCACGCCCCGCGATCCTCGAGACGTTCCGGGCCGGTGTTGCCGGTGTTGCCGGCCTGGCACGTCGCGCGCTATCGATCCGCCCCGGGCAGAATATGGGATTCTCCCTGGTGGCGCCGGTGCTTTCCGGTGTGACGGTCACACCACAAACCGCCCTGACCCTGACCTCGTGGTATGCCGGGGTCAATGTCATCTCGACCGACGTTGCGAAACTGCCCTTCCAGCTCTGCCGCCGCGAGGGGGACGCCTACGTACCGGTCACGGGGGACCCGCGCAACCGCCTGGTGGGCAAGAAACCCAACGGGCGCATGAATGCCATGAGGTATCGCCAAATGGCAATGGGCCACGTCCTCGGATGGGGGAATCATTACTCTGAAATCGAGCGCGGGGACGACGGTATGCCCACCGCCCTGATTCCGCTTCATCCCGGGCAAGTCAAGCCGATGGCGACCGATTCCGGGGACCTCTTCTATCGCAACGAAAACACGGGCGCCCGGTACCTGCCGGAAAACATCGTGCACGTTGCCGGGCTCGGTTTTGACGGAATCAAGGGTTACTGCGCGGTAACCCTCATGCGCCAGGCCATCGGCCTCGGGATTGGCGCCGAGCAATTCGGCGCGAGCCTGTTCGGGAATGGGGCGGTACCGAAAGGAATCCTGCGCACGCCGAAACGCCTCTCCGATCAAGGCGCCAAACACTTGCGCGAGGATTTCGACCGGGTTCATTCGGGCAGTCAGAATGCCAACCGGGTGGCGGTGCTGGAAGAGGGCTTGGAATGGATCAACACACAAATAAATCCTGATGATGCCCAATTCCTCGGGACCCGGGGCTTTCAGGTCCTCGAAATCGCCCGCATGCTCAATCTGCCGCCCCATAAGCTCGGTGACTACAGTCAGGCCCATCTCGCGAACATCGAGGAATCCAACGCGGATTACCTCATCTCGACCCTGCAGGGTTGGTTGACAGCCATTGAAGCGGAATATGACGATAAATTGCTGTTCGATGACGAGCAAGAATTGTTTACCTACCGACATGATATGTCCGCCCTCTTGCGCGGAAACATGACGGGCCGCGCGACCTTTTATCAGGTCCTCAAAGGAATCGGGGCAATCAACGCGGACACGGTGGCGGCCCGCGAGGGGCTTCCGATCCCGGGCCCCGCCAATGGTGGCAATTTGTACTTGGTCCAATCGCAAAACATCCCGGCCCAGAACGCCGGCAAGACACCGCCGCCGGCACCACCGCCGCCCTCGCCCGCCGATCGGGGAGAATCATGACCACCATCGCCACGCCGCCGCCCAGCTCCGCCGCCAGCTCCGCCCGCCCGCGCGAGGTGCGCGACCTCATTGAAACCGTGCAGCTCCGCGCCGCCGCGGAGGGCTCGTCCTCGCCCGGGACCCGGTTTGGCTATGCCGCGGTGTACGATCGGTACTCTGAGGATCTCGGTTACTTCCGCGA